ATGGAATGGCTCGCTGCTGGGATCGTCCTAAAACTTTTGTTTTTAATACTCATAACTTCGCTGACGATAAGCCTACGGGGCGTTTCGTTTTCTTAGACTTAGATGTTATAATACAAAATGATATGGGCCCTATCATTACACACGACTTAGATAGGCCAACAAAACTCAGAAGTTGGTGGCAAGATCCTCGTCCAATGAAAAGTAGAAACTTTAAACTTGCTCACGGTGCATACACAAATGGATCTTGTCAAGTGTGGTCGGATGACCAATGTGAATGTATATGGGAAGATGTATTAAAACATCAAGAACAGATATGGTTCACATTTACTGACGGTACTGATAATTATCACAGCTGGCGGTGGGGAGATTTTAGCAAAGAAAAACTATGGGGACATTTTCCAAGTTGGATGGCATACTCATATAACAGAGGCCGTTCGTGGGATGAGGATGACCTGAGAGTAGACACTTATCGTCCGGGTGCTATACTCTGTGTATTCAACATTGACTTGTTACCATTTAAAGATAAGAGTAGAGGGCATACAAAACAAGATGATTTAGCAGACCCTAACTTATTGGCGCATTGGAAATGATACACATCTATACAGTTAAATGGGGCAATAAGTATTCTAGCTCTCATGTTAATGCTGTTTACTTAGATTGTTTATCTAAGCTGACAATTGATTTTCAATTTCATTGCATAACAGAAAATTCTTTTGGTATATCTTCTGATATTAATATTATTGATATTCCTCTATCTAACTATTATCAAAAATGGTGGAATAAACTATATCTGTTTCGTACTGATGTAGTCACACAGAAAGGAGAAAAACTTTTTCTTGATTTAGATATTAAGATACAAAGAAATCTAGATAGATTTATTGATTATCCATGTGATAATAAATTATTATTTGTTAAGACTGAATGGCATAATCTTGAAAAAATGAAAAAAGATACTGAGCATATACCACACAAATATACTAATCTAAATTCTAGTATATTAAGATGGAACGATGGGCTAACTGAATCAGAAGAAATGAAAAGATTCAATAAGATGACTGAAGATTACCCTAGTCAAATGTTTTTCTATTTTAGAGGGCTAGACAATTTATTTTACAACAAGTTTAGTCACGATCATATAGGACACTTTCCTAGTGGTTGGGTGTACAGTTATAACTACGGGTATCAATATCCAAATGATATAGAACAATTTAAATACAGAGAAACACCATTCATATGTTTATACGATTCAATGGGGAGACCAGAAGATGTTAAGATTAAACTTCCTGACTAGTTTCAGGTATTGGGGTATGGCGCTTGATAAGATTGAGCATGAAATGCCTCACAAACATGATGACTTTAGAAAGTCCATGAACCCAAACACAATGGATGCTGCTGTTTGGTTGATGGAAGAACTTGTAAAACAGTTAGACCCAGACAAAGAATACAATATTATTGTATTAAATTCTTGGTTGGGGTTTCCTCTTGTGCCTCTCATCTGTGAGAATATCAAAGTAAAGCATATGGATTTGATTGATATTGATAACGAAGCACTAGAATTATCTAAGGTTTTTAATAAGTATTATACTGACAACGGTATTGACATAAATCATCTTCAGTTAGATGTTCCATTTGCATTCCACGACATTAATGCACTAGACACTGACATTGTTATTTCTTTGGGATGTGAACAAATGTATCCTCTCAGAGAACTAAAAACAAAAAATCCTGATTGTATGTTTGCCTTACAAACTAGTAATGTAATTCAGGAAATGTATGGTATTAATTGTGTTGATAGTATTGAAGGTCATTTAGAAAACACAGGCATAAAAAAACCACTCTACACAGGACAAATAGAGCAGTTTTATTATAACTGGGAAGGTAAAGTTTTCTTTGATAGATTTATGGCTATTGGAAAGAAGTAGCGTCTTCTTCTGATATATCCTCAATCATACTACGCCATATTTCTAAGTGAGGGACAACAAACCCTAAAGTGATACGAGGCTCATAGGACCCGGCACAGTGATAATAAACTTTGTCGGGTTCTCTGCCTCTGCCATAGTATCCTACTTTACAAGTCCAACCTGGCTTGTCTTCCATAGTTACTATTTCTTTGGTGAGAGGATCCATGTATCTAAAGAAACCATTGCCTGTAGGTGAATACGACAATAGTATATTATAACCAGAAGCATTCCAATTATTGTGCCAACCCATATAACCGCCTTCGGGGTAAAATACATTGACTGCTTGATTGCGAGCACCTAGATAAGAGCATAATTTTTTTGACAATTTTAATCTTTTTTCTTTGTGTTCAGAAGGCACATTGTCACAAGAAGCTATGTCTACAGAGAGTGTTCTTTCAGGATACCCTATATGCTGGCCGTCTTTCTCTACAATTTCTTTTAGATAATCTTCACCACAGGCTTCTTCTAACTTCATACCCTTGTGGCGTTCTCTGTTGTGTGAAATATCTGTGAGTAATTTCATGTCCGTATCAAAAAACCAAGCACTATACTCATTTAACATTTCTAGGACTTCTTCATTGTTTATATCAATCCACTTCATTCAATTGATCCTTGGGTATCGTATGATGATATAAAACTATTTCAGTGCCTTGCAATTCTTCATAGTGATAGCCGTTAACAAAATTCCAACGCGCATCAGGCTCTTCTACGTATCCCCATTTAATATCAAATTCTCCGTACGTTAATAATTTCCACATAGTAAATGTGTCCCACTGTACAGCAGTTGGAGGATAATGAGCAATATCATAATCAGGTTCACGTTGTTTCAAATACTCAGTCCACCATGCACCCATTAGATCCATGATAGCAGGTGTTTTACGATAAACAAAAAACCCACAGTGACAGGTCATTTCTTCAGTATCAGAAAGTTTTGTTAGCCTAGCATTATATGGTCTGTTTTTAGTAAATACAATATCTTTGTCTTCTGGTAAAATATCAAAAATATTTTTAATATCTTCATGCTCACACATCATGTCTGCATCAAGATATGCTGTAATATCATAGGGAGTTTTGTTTAGAGCCCAGAGTTTTGCTCTGATATGATTTGGTATTCCTTCAGTTATCACAGTGTCGAACAGTTTGTAATCCTCAGGGGTTACCCAATGTTCATGTGTAAAAAATGTAATGTTAGCTTCTGGCCAAAAGTCTCGTATTGATTCTGCTAATAGTTTAGCATAAAGATAAAATGCTTTTTTGTTAGAAGCAACAATAACAAATCCTTTATTGTTCTTCTTCGGCACTTTCAAGTTCCTTCATCAACAAAATAGTAGTGTATGCTTGCACTTCTACAACACTTTTAGCTTTTCTTATTAATTTTTTAAGTTCAGTATTTTTTGAATTTTTGACTTTATCAATTTCAAAAGATTCTAGTTTAACAGCAAATAGTGCCTCTTGTTGAGCCCTAGCTTTTTGTGATTCTCGTCTTTCTGCCGTCTTTTTAATGTTGGCATTTCTTTTTTCTAAATTCAGTCTAGTGTTTTCGTCTATCTGTTCTTCGGTATACACCTTTAGTATTTCTTTCATATCAGGATTTGTTCCATCTGTATCCTGAATAGATGCCATTCTTTCTATACCATTAGAAAGTTTGACGGTTACTATGAGATGTCTATTACCCCTATTAGACCAATAGGGGTTTATGTATTCTTTGGTAGGCTTAGATTCTTCGACTATTTCTGTTACCGACGAATCTAAAGGTACGGATAATTCCGACATAATAAAACTCCATGATTAAAAACTATATTATATTACTATATAGTCAAGATGTCAAGCAGTTCTTAACCACAGTTTAATTGTAGAAACTGTTTCTGTAGCTGCTTTAATTGTGTCACTTGAATAATTGCCGGCAAAGTCTTGAGAATAAAATCCGGTATAAGTACCAGAATAATCAGTAACACCTGTATAAAATCCGGTGTAATCTCCTGAGAAAGTTCCACCAACATAACCAGAGTAATATAATACATAATCTCCGGTGTATGTTCCGCTATAGTCAGCTGGTCCTTCATATGCTCCGGTGTAATCACCTGAGAATGTCCCAGTATAGCTTCCTGAATAAGTAGAAGAAGCTACTTGATGTCTAGTATCAGAGAAGCCTGCTGCGTCACCCATTTGTGTCCAAGTACCTGTTTCAGAAGGTGAAGATGCTTGTACTAAGTAACATCCAACACCAGGAGTTGATCCATATCCTTCAACAATTCTATTCCTAAAGTTAGGAACTATCTGCTCAATTTCAGCAGCTGTCTGCATTTTTAAACCACTGTCATATTTCAGAGAAGTTAAATCGCTGTTTGCTGATGAGGTCGGCGCTGTTTTTTGCCAAAGATATATAGTGTTAGAACCATCTAAATGTGTATCGGTAATTGTATATCGAGAAGTCCAGGTACCGCCAGAAGGAGCAGATGCTGCAAGTTTAAACTGACCAACGGTGTAATCGCTTTCGCTTACCATATCTTCTATAACTTTGTCTAATATGTCAGTGTCTAGTTGAGAATCCGTAAACTCTTTTATTCCACTATCATAACCCACAGGACGATTTGTAATACTTTCTGTAGCAGCTGAAGTTACTTGTTTAAAATAATAGGTATTAACTGTAGATGTAGCGCCTGTTGCTGGGTGAGTACCAACAGATTCAGTTCTTTGAGTGTCAGCAAAAGTGCCTATAGAAGAACCACTAAGAGCATTTGCAGTATCCATATTGAGATCACCGGTAAGGGTGCCGTCCCAATCTGTTGCATATTTGTTAGTAATTACATATGATAGATACTGTTCAATATCAGTATCAGACATCTCTTGCAAACCTTGATAGTTTGCAGAAGTTATTGGAGAACCTGAGGCCTTTACTCTTATTGGTCGCATTTATATATTCCTAGTTAAGTCTTGTACCTGTTGAGTCATAAATTGGCAACTCTACAAGAGTATCCCAATTACTAACACTTGTTCCTATTAAATCTTTTGTAGCCCCTGTAGGAACTGTGATAGGATCATTTGCTGTTCCACTATTTATAGAATCGCCCACTGCTGGGTAAATTTTTATATTATTACCAGAAGCGTTCGCAATTGTATATTTCAAACCCCCTGTAGGATCAGGAAGAATAACCCCCTGATTTGTTGTGGCAGTGGTAACTATATTGTATGTTTTGGTAAGAAGTGTGGCATCACCCTGAACCGTTCCGGCTGCTGAAACTGAGGTGTCAGCCGAGGCCTGAAAATCCCCAGAAGAAGTAATACTTCCAAAGTCTACATCATCACCGGACTCGTATTTGTCTGTATTAAGATTACTAAAGTTATCATCCATCTCAGTGTTAGTGAGAGGAGATCCTTTACCTGTTCTAGTTATAATTGTAGCCACTTATTATTTCCCGGATATTTTTTCTAAAATTAATTTCATACAGTCTTTCAGTTCTTTTACTTCAGAATTTAATATATTTATGTCTAACTGCTGCTGCTCAATTTTTTTCTGATTTGCTAGCCTTTCTGCTCTTCTTTTTTTATATTCTATTGCACCTTTTGTATCGGTGCTTAAAATAGCTTTGCTATAGCCATCCTTAATTAAGTTATTTTCACCTTTTACTTTTTTTAACATTATGCTGCCAGTAGAGCGTAGGCTCTCAAGTTTGTGGACTTAGGAATTTGTGTTGTACTTGTACTCAGGTGTACAATCTTAACAGACCAAATCTTAAACCCTACAAAAGTTGTAGTTGATACTGTAGGTGTCAAAGTAGCTCCGGCACCTGTACCGCTAATGCTATTGGTTGCTGTAAGAGTAGGAGTTCCTGTATAACGGCCGCCTTCTGTGACAGTAACACCAGTAATTTCACCCGATCCTCCGACTGAAGAAACTGTAAGTAATGCTCCTCGTCCTACACCTGTTACTTGTATAACATCTCCTATTGCATATCCAGTACCTGCAGCACCTATACTAACTCCTGTGATAGTGTTCACATCATACTCTAGTATACCGCTACTATTCAAGCCAAAGTTACCGCTACTCTTTAAAGGAACCTTATACTGATATTCTTGCCACTGCTGTCCCGCCACGTTAGACGATTGAGTTTCAATTTCTAATTCATGCCAACAAATATCTTCTAAGAAGTTAGCACTATCATCATCCTTATGTTGTACCTTAACATAAACTTTTACGTCTGCTTGTGATGGTATCTTATTGTCTAACCAAATCTTAAAGTCCTCAGATTCTAATCCATCTGTTAGTATAACTTTCTTGCTTATATATCTAGTAGAAGCAGACCCGCCAGTAGCAACTTCTTCATCTGAAGCATCATTGTTTATTACATTCTTAATCATCAACATAGAAACACTTTCAGCGTTTACCATAGGACTCAAGTTGTTTACACCAGTTCTCATTTCAAACTGGATTGCTACAGTCTCTCCACGAGGAATGCCGCTAGAAATTTGATTAGAATAACTGTAAAGTACCTGTTCCTCTTGCAGTTCTACTGTTTCACCTATATATGTATCAACGTAGGTAGTATTTTTTGATGAAGTATTACTTGAAGGCTGTAGAGCTACCTTGGCTCGTAATCCTCCCTGCGAACCATAGTTTGTAGATCTTGCTTTTAATACATAAGCATCTATTATACGATTATGTATGGTTCCTATTGTGGCATCGGTAGTACCGTCTGAGACCTTATTGTTGTGAGTATCATCAAAGTGTCCTTGAATTACTTCAATTTCATGTGTTTCATATTGAGTGTCGTAAGTATAAACCCTACCACGATTCAATCTTACTGTTGCTGTAGCTATATCTGTTCCAGTATTAGGATCTGAAATAGTTATAGTTGGGGCTACTTTATATCCTGTGCCATAATCGGTGACAGTGAAGCCTGTTACTTCCCCACCACTATTAGTATTAGCAGTAAGGGCCAAACCATCTCCACCAGTTCCGTCTGAGTTTACGGTCACTCCAATAGAAGTTGAAGAGGCGGTATAATTTGATCCAGCATTTGTTATTTCAAAAGTAAATCCATGTAGGAAAGTGCCGGCTGTATATTCAGTGCTTTCAGAAAATTCAATCCAATCCATGTTTTTATTCTTCAAAGTTGCCTGGAAGGTAGTGTCTGTTCTAAATACACAACGGTTAATTCTAAATGTCATATCTTCTGCCTGGTGGGCCGTCCATGTTCTGTTATTTGCAGAAGTAAACAACACACCAGAATGAGCCTGTTTACTAATTGTCTTAGTATTTCCTATTTCAGGTTTGCCGAGTTCAGCTATCCAAACCTGATAGTCAGGGTCGTTCATATCAGGGATAGGAACAATACAATACTCTCTGTTATTTTCTAGATACACTGGAGCTTTAAATACAAACTTAGTTCCGTCTACGTTATTACCAGACGGATTTGTTACCACACAATCTTTTCTAAGTTTGTGACAAGTTCCTAATACTTCAGCGCCCGGATATCCATTTACTACATCTCGTATTTGTAAAGTGATACCGTTATTGTTTGCTTCTGTAGAAATTGACTTAAAGAATATATCTACTGAGTCTACAAACATACCTCCTGGCATATTTTCAACCATAAAAGTTTGTGCCATTGGGTCGTAATACATACACAAACCGTAAACCGATGATTGTCTAAGAAGACCTGTTTCAGCAAGTGCTGCTTGTATTGCTTCTTCTACATCAGACAAATCATAATCATATTCAACATTTGTGTGTATAACATTTTGTACTGGTGCTGTTTGTGAACCTGTAGTAAAGTTAGTATTAGGATTTGCTACCTGAGTTTGTTTATTAGTATTACGATCTATATTGTATTTTTCTGACGCATCTGTAAGAGTGCGAGTAACAGTTGCCGCATTACTACCACCGGCTGCTGTCTGTATAGTCTTGGTAGTTGTGTCATTGTGTGAGGTGTCTGTTACAGTGTCAAGATCAACACCGGTATTTTTATATATGTTAGAATATGATAATCCGTCAACCGACGTTATACCAGAATATGTAATTGTAGGCTCGGTCAAAGGCACCCAATGGACTGAGCTAGGGTCGAAAACTTTTTCACCAATGACAACCTTGGGATCTTTATCAATAGTGGGGCCTGCTATAGTTCTCTTTGTTGGGGGTAAAATATTATAACCCGAATACTGAGTTGCCATGCCCTCATATACCGAAGTAAATTGAGCAGTAGCATATGATTCTATATCACCCCACTTGTCCGTATTACCTGTGGCTATTAGTTGAACCTGTTGAGTTCCTATTTCTACCTCTGAGTCTCCTATTTGGAAACTATCTTTAATACAACCTAAACCATCACTGGTGAATGAACCTTTGCTAATACCTGCAATATTTAAATCATACAAAGTGTTAGGGCACAATCCGTTTGCTTCAAAATCAATATTGATTTTTTTCGCATATGCTTTTACGCCGGGTATGAGATTTTCATTGTCTATATAACCATTTTGTCGAATGGGCCCAGGAATTGCTCCGGAATATATCATATCCGTTTTCATATATCCAGTTTCAATTACATTAGATGTTACCTGAGAATAAGTTGCCCATTGTTCCTGCTCCCAATAACCTTCAGAGTAATAGTCAACACCATAGTCACCAATTTCAGACTGAAAATGGTCAAGAATCTGTCTTTGGCCGCCTGGAAGCTTTGCGGTACCTGTTATTGTTGTGCCTGGTGTAGTGTTTTTATCAACAGTATGCCAGCCATGGTAAGTTTTTTCCCAAGCACCTGTATAGTTAAACTGAGAATATTCTCCTTCTACATCTTCTTGTACTTGTTCAACAGGATTGGTGTCATACCAATTGTCATAATCTGGATTAAGAGTTAGAACACCCGGACCCTTTAAACAGCTAGATGAAGTAATATTTGGTTCACACTTTCCTGAACTAGGATTCCAAGAGTGTCCTGGTCCACAAGCAATCGGGTCTGCTGACGATGCGCCTCTAATTGACACAGTGCTTGAAGGACTTCCTGTTGCATTACCATAACTATCTGTCGCACCCAATGTAAGAGTAACATCAACAGGAGAAGTGTCTCCAGTTTCTTTTGCTGTAAGAGAAACAAGAAACGAACCAGATGATGAAAAAGATGCAGCAACTGAAGATAGACCAAGAGCTAAAACCTGTGTTGATGTTACTCCCGTAATAGTCCATGATACAAGCGTGCCCTCAACAAGATTTTGCGCTTGAACATAGAACTCAATTGTATCACCTTGATCAACAGCATTGCCGGTTTTTCTGATGATAGTGTAGACGGGATCCGGTACATCTAGAGGACTATTATCAACAACATTAGATGTTGCATTATTTGTTGATGTGGAGTCGGGTATATTATTAACAGTTGAATTTGCTTCAGATGTTTTTGTAGTTGATACGGTGTCTGCCGCACTTGACACGGTTTCCCCCAAATCTTCTGAATTGACTGGTAATCCGCTTGCTGTATATGTTGAATCATCCTCAACATCATACAATAATTCTATTACAATGGGGCTTGCTTTACTAGCCTGTAGTTGTTCTGTGTATACTGTAGATACATAAGGAACGTGAAACACTGGGCCTGTTTGTCCTGACTGTGTTGTGGTTCCTGAGTCAATACCCCTAAAGTCTACACTAGAAGTATTAAACCATGACCTAAGTTGGTTTTTGTTTATGTCAATAGATGCTTTATAATCAGGATGACCTGCAGCTGCTACTGAATGACCTCTGAATGGATCTACTAATAATCCATTTTTAAACCTATCTAAACCAGACCCATCTAGAATTAATTGATCTTTAGCTTGTTTTTCTAATAAAGAAAGAGAAGTATAATATTCAACATTGGTTATTCTTTTTTCCAACCTACCTATATCCCTCATTGTAAAATGAGGATTTTCTAAGTTAGTCACCTTGAGTGACAAATCTGGACGATCAATTGCCGAAGCCGCCTTTGATGCTAAAGAAGGATAAGGAGGAGCAATCAGAGTAGCTAATGTCATTTCACCTGGATCAGGAGTCTGTATTGAAACTCTCTCATTTATAGCAGAGGCCTTCATTACAATATCTCCGTTTGCGTTTATAGTACAACGGTATCCTTGTGGCAAATATGATTGTATATCTGTTGTGAATGTCTCAGTTGGGATCGGAAAAGTTAAGTTTGAATGACTAACTACTTCTGAGTTGCTAGGATTCTCGCTAGTTACCCCTGCCACAGATGTAGATATATAATTTCCTGTTGCTGTTCTAGTAGCATAAGGTCTGAAATCTAGAGCATCTCTTAAATCAGTTATACCATATTTTTCTGACTGATAAAGAGGTATTTCCTGAGGATATACCTCACCTGCAGCTGCTGTGCTATTTTCTGTAGCAGGAAGAGGATAAGAATCTACCGTTGAAAAAGTATATCCTGATGTTGATGTATTTGAAAACCAATTGAATTTTACTGTAAGATATTTGTAAGTAGAAAGATTTAATGTACTAGAACTTTTTTTAGTAATAGAAGCAAGACCATAGTAGTTATCTTTCTGCCCAAGGTTTAATCTAAAATCCTTAGTAACATCTTTTTCTCCAGTAGTATAATCATTTGCGGTGTATGCTAAAACTTGAACAAGTTTATATACATCAGGTACACCTAGTGAGTATGTACCAGAAGTTCCTACTGGGTGGCTATCTAAATTAAGTTTTACAAAATTATTTTTTTCTGCTGTTTTATTGATTGCTCTAATCTGACCAGAAGCACCTGTGGTTCTTACAACAGCATACGCTTTAAAAGAAGGTGTTCCTGATGTTACACTAGTACCAAGAGTATATGTGATTGACTTGTCACTGGATGCTGAAGGTGACATTGCTTGAGCATCTATGACTTGACCAGTATAATAATTAGTAGAATCTATAACAAAATCTGATGTTGCTATCAGTATTAAATTTTGATCAGTAGTAGTAGTTACTGCGTTATACCAGGGAAATGTTTCATCTCCCGATAGAGTCAACGTGATTGAATTTGTACCTGATCGATTAATTTCTTTTAGGTATGTAAAGGTAATGTCTGTATCAGAACTACCCTCTACCTTTAATGTTTTAATAGCCTTTCTAGGTAAAGGCCAAAACATTTTGTTAGTGTCTGGATTTTGTAATGTTGCAGTAGCACCTACAATGTCTGCAAAAGCATCGGTGGTTCCATTGTCGTAGTGTATACTTTGAACATCTGAAAAAGCAGCTGTGCCTGCAGTCATTTTTATATCATAAAGATACAATTTGTATTTACACGCAGCTGCACCGATTGTGCCGGAATCATAAATCATCTGCCGTACTTTGGCTTCACCTATTTTAGTACCTGCAGGTGAAACTGTAGTAGAAGAAGCACCACCATAAACAGTAGAGGCTGCATTAGTATTAGTATCATATAAATCTACAATGCTATCACCGGTATCTTCTAAACCGATATTCCAACTACCTACCATTTCATCAACAACAACATAGTTTCCAAATGCTGTAGTTAGTGTTTTTCCTTCAGCTGCAACAGTTGTTGTAGGCTTTGAGAAAATTATTCTTTTAGTATTTTCCAGTATTCTAGGATATCCAGCGACATTACATTTACCAGGAGAAATCTCAGCAACTAGGTTACCATTAGAACCAGAAGTTGTTAGACCACCGTTGCCTTCTCCGTTGTCGAGATGTTCCCTTACTCTGAGATACAGTCCTTCTACAACATAGTTTCCATTGGTTTCAAACGCTCTGCTAGCTAGTTGATCACCAAGTTTGTTTAGAGGGTCGTTTCTAGTTCTATGATAAAGAACACTACCATATTCATACTGTGCATACCTAAAAAAGTTTTCAGGAACAGTAGTTGAATTTAGGGGAAACGATTTTAAAGTTGCCGTTAGCTTATATCTATCAGCACCCGGAGAGTTTGCATTATATGTTCCCGATGCAGGATCTAACAAAGTATCATCATCATCAGACTGTATAATAGATTCTGTTACATGAAAACCAATTTGTCGTATTACGCTGGTACTAAATTTATCTACATAACACCCTATTTTACCAGTTCTAATAAAATGTCCTTTCGCATAAATTAGACCGGGAGACAGTGTAATCCTGTGTGCTACACCGAAATATCTATTTCCCAAAGAGTTACTAGTCTGTGTGCCTACAACAAATGTTCTTCCTTTCCAATATCCAGAAGAAGTTACAGTTAAGGTTTCACCTGCTTTAAAATGCCTGTTTAATTCTGTATTGCTGCCTTCTGTCCAACCCACGTCTGTTTGATTAGTAACTCCCCCACCGTCTATATAACTCAAATATAAAGTCTTAGCGTCTGGGTGAGAAGTTTCTAAACCTGTTCTAACATCTACTATCTTAGCTTTTAACCCAGAAGTTCCACCGGTTACTACTTCACCAATAAAGTTAGTAAGCAGAGAGTTTTTAACTTCTGTAGCTGAGGCATCTGCATCATCCACTTTGATGTATGGCACAACATCAATGGATTCTTCACACCCAGACATAATAGCACCTTCTTTAAGTGTAAAGGAGCTAAGATTGGTTATTTGATCTTGTAATATAGTTTGTAGCTGCGTCAGTTCTCTAGCTTGAACAGCAACACCCGGCTTAAACAATATCCTACTGTAATTGTTAGCCGTATCAAAATCATCATAATATGGGTTCGTATTTAAATTAAGTGCCATTTTTAGTATTATCCTAGAATGTTACAAATGCTTTTATAATTTCTGCTTGATCTTGTGTTCTATTAATAGCGCCCCTGTTCTCCACATAAACAATCTCACCTGTTTTTGTACTAAACTCGGGAACACTGATACTATTTATATCCGCTGCTAAGGTTGTATCACTGTTTACTGTAAGATCTTCAAATGGCGAAGCTGTCTGAATTTCTGGTATAACAGGAATTAAGTAAATAAAATATCCAGAGGTACTACTCAGTTTTTGAGCAACAATAAACTCTCCGCCAGATGCAGTTGTTACAGTATCATCAATAGTATATTTTCCATACTCAGTTGCATTTGCCAGTTCAATTTCAAATGTTGCTCGGCCGGTTGTGTTGTTATATTGTTGGCTTGCATCAGTATATTCTTTTACATTCTTTATAAGCCCTATCTGTCTAAAATCATTATTTAAAATTAAATCTTCATTATCAGGATCTGATAATGATATTGATAAAGCTAATGTAGTTGAAAACAATTCTCTTACTATATTACTTCCATGTCCATTTATAGGACTAACTACTGCTCTGGCTGTAGCCAAAGTAGTTGCAGTTCCCACACCTTCTGTAATGGTTACATTTGCAAAAGTATAATTTGAACCAGCATTTGTAATAGTTATGCCTGAGATGGATCCGTTATTGTCAATAGTAGGAATAGCAGTAGCACCGCTACCATCTCCTGTTACAGTAATACTAGTATCACCGTCAGTATATCCAACACCTGCTGTAGTTATTTCAATTCTATCTATAGTTCCTTTAGTAGCTGAATTTTCCACCGCCGCTTGATCTAAGGACAAAGCACTATCAACATCACCTAAACCTAATTTTAATTGAGCACCTGTGCCGGCAATATCTTGTACTTGTACAAGAGCAAAAGAATATCCATTTCCTACTTGACTAATAGTGGCAGTAGTAATTACACCTGCACTGACGGTCACATCAACGTCACCATTGACACCGTCTCCAACCACAGAAACTTGGGGGCTTACATAACCTGATCCCCCGTCTACTATTGTTACTGTGTCTAATTCACCATTAACATCAAAGGTGTCAGCAACGGTATCATTTTCGTCAGGTGTGCCGTCAGATTGTGTTCTTCCTACCAACTTTCTAACAGGCATCCAGTTATCATCTAAAAATCTTGTTTTGTCACCGTCAGTTATTGTTCCTAGATATTTCCAATGATAGTTATCAGATGTTATCTGTACCTCTACTCCAGTAGTTGTAGGTTTATCTAAACTGGCTGTAACATCACCGTTAGAGTCACGGTTGTCTATACACTTATAAATGTTGTAGTCATCTGTCAAAACATAGAAGTTGGCATTAAACAATTTTGTAGCAGCACGCCATGAACGATTTTCGTAACCGGAATTGCCGGAAACAAGTCCAAGATATTGATCGTCATACCGATCATATATCTCTCCTGATGTCCAATCTATTCTCCTTACAATACTACAAACATTAGCAGAGGTTATCTTCTTTATGAACATAATATTTCTACGAAACTGATTCGTATCTAATGGTTGGTCTACAGATGCGGGCGGATTATCTTCATCAGCCCACTCTGTAGTTTTACCAAAACAAAAGTAATAGAAATCGTTATCCGTTCTTATATCTCGAAAGTAAGAACGTGCTAATTCAACTTTTCCTAATTGTGTAAGAAGTAATGACATTCATTTACCTATTAAGAAATAGTAATAGTCCAAGTAATCGTCATGCTGTCAGCAGCACCTTTGTTGATTACTGAAAAAACAGTACGACAAAGCATTGTACCTACTGAAGAATCATTGAAAACACCTGCTTCTGTAAGAGCGCCTGTACCTGTTCCTGCACCGAAAGTAGCAACGTATGCTATTGAGTTATCAGTAACCGTACCGCCAGCAGTAGTTAATGCAACACGAGCTTGAGGACTCAACGCTGATTCTATTACGGTATCATTGATACTTGCGGCGGTTGTTCCTTCACCGACTTCCATGTGAGACATTTCATCAGGAAGTGTGTGTCCTCCAAGAGTGTCCTTCATGCGCTGAGCAATAAAATCTAATCCGGTATCAACTACTGTATTAGTTATGTGTCTTTCATCCTTAATACGACCTTCAGCATCACGGATAATAATATCCACTTTACCTGTCGCTTTCATTGTATCTTTGTTAAACATTGGTTATCTCCAAATTTTATTTTGTATTAAAATGTTGCTAATGTTGGCCCAGTAATATATTGATCAGGTGTGGCCAAATATGTTGGGTCTACATAATTTTGTCCTGCTAAAATTATTCCAGCATCTGAGACACCTGAAGTGCTATCTGTAAAATCTCTATTCCACGTTACTACAGTGTTAAATTCATCAGATACATCGGGCGCTGTCTCTAATCCAAACCCAGGAGGACTTTGTGTTGTTTTATTTGTAAATATATTTATACCTGTTAGATCAGAAGGATTAACAGATTCTGTAATATTTTTATAGCTTTCTATTTCAAACTCTTGTGTGCCGTCCGCCGTTACCGAAGAACTAAGATTCCAACCTAGATCAAATAAATCTGACACCGTAGCTGAAGAACTCAATGTTAACGGGGGAATAATATTTTCCGCAAAAAACACATCCGATACTGCTGCTGTGCTTGTAATTGTTCTATTAAAGGCTACAACAGGAATTACTACTTCGCTGGTGGTAACGGTTAAATTGATATTTTTACCAACGTCAAAATATACATCACAAGATCCTGAATATGAACCATACCAATAATTAGTGTCTACATATAAAGGAGAACACCCTTCTGCTGCTGTTACAGTGTCAGTAAATGACTTAGAATAAGATATTGCTGGCAAATCTGTAACTATTACAGTTTCAGGAGTAAGAGTTATACTAAGTAATTTTTCAATTTGTTCAGTTGCCCGTAAAAGGTCTGATGTGATAAATTTGTAAATTGACAGTCCATTAGGTGTTGAATATGATACAGAAACAGGCACAGTGTTTACTGTTAAAATATCACCGAACACTTCTTTACCCGCTGGGTGCATATGTTTTCTAAAATTATAATCCCAGACAGATTGAGCAATACCTGAAGAAATAATATATGAGTATATTTGATTTCGTCTATTGTCGTTTAGTTTATTTCTTTCAGATAATTGCCCTGTTGTGCCGAAAAATTTACCAGGATAAGAGAAGTAATATTTTGTTCCTAATTCTACAAATATTTCTTCACCTGATATTGAGTTTATTATCGTTCTATGCTGATATGCTGTAACTCCTGATAGAGCAGTAACAGCATTAGCATCCAATACTATTGTATTGTCGTCTGTAATTGAAGAAACTTTACCTACAAACTCATTGTCGCCATTTACTATGACATATCCTGTAGAAACTTCAGTAGTTGCTGCCCCGTTACTAGCTGCTGTCATTGTATTGCTAGATGTTGTTACTGTCCAAGTTCCTGATAATTTATCTTGACTAGTTGCTCTAGTCCAACCTTCTCCGGGTGAAACAATTGACCAAGTTTGAGGAATGTAATTAGTATCTACACTTTTGACACGTATTATGGTACCACTAGTGTTTCCTTCTTTTACTCTATAACTTTGACCTACTCTGAACCCAGCATCTGAGGGAAGAGAAGAACCAAGATATGTGCCAGCTGAAACAGTGCGCAACACTCTCTTTATGGTTGCTTTTACATCCGAAGCCGCAGCGTCATCACCCCGTAAAACTATAAATGAATCGAAATCAGAAACATCGAGAGATATTGAAGTAGTCGCAGAACTATAATTTCTTCCACCCTGGTTTACGGTATACGATATGATATTACCAGAGCTTACATTTGCAACAATATTTGCTCCTGTTCCTGATCCTGTATCAACAACATTTACAATGGGGGCCGCATCGTAACCAGTTCCTGCATTTGTGACAGTTATAGATTTTATAACCCCGTCTTTAATCGCAGACACTGTTATTTCTAAATTATCTGTGCCTTGTCCTACGTCTGTTGCACTTAAAGTAAGAGTATCAGATGCCGCATAACCAGAACCACCTTCAACAATACAGGTGTCTGATAATGTTGCTACGCCGGAACCATTTATATTTACTGTTATTTTTGCGCCTGTTCCTGATCCTGACGTGGAAGCGGGTGTTATAGAACGATATATTCCTGAAGTTCTAGTAGAATCTGTTGCTCCCAAAGATATTGATATAGTGCTTAAAACACCGTCCTCAATAACAGGAGTGGCTACACCTGCAAAACCTGGGCCAGGAATATCGGTTATATCAGAAGTGAATCCTGATAAAAATAACTCATATGATGTGGGAGAAGTATATGCAATTTTAGTAGCCTTCTCTACTCTACAAGGTATTCTTTTTAAAATAGTATTAGAATCTCTGATTGCAAAGGAGTGAAGATCTATTGTTGCGGCTGTGACTGCTGTTGAAGCAGGAGCTATTAATTCTATGTTATCATCATTTGTAATTGAAGCAACTTTACCAATTATAAGTCCCGATGTGGTCTTTAAAGTTTGCCCTACCGAAACCTCTGTAATTGCTGAACCATTAGCTCCAGGTGAAGTGACAGTTGTGCTAGAAGTTGTTGCTGTCCAACTACCTGTTAAACTTTGTATTTTAATGGATTCATCTACATAATAGTTTTCTGTAGAGTAATAACAAACATCTACATCTACACCGTTTAATTGTATTGAATCATAACCGTTATATCCTGCAAGGGTTCTGATAGAGTTGATCTGTCGGTAGTCACCATCGTTGGTTCTGAAAAGTGTTTTACTAGGATACGTGATACCTATATTTTCGTTATATATTAATTTGAAATATGACTTGATAGCTCTTTCAGAGCCTTTAGCCTCATACAATGTTTTTATATGTTTGTAAAGTAACTTGGGATCTACTTCTAAAATTTGTGGAAAGTCTCTAGCAAGCTCTAACGCCCTTTTGTTTAGAGCAACAGCTTCTAAATCGTCAATATCAAAATATTTTGTATTGAAAAGTAAATTGCCAGGCTTTCCTGTTTGATCCATGTACTCAAAATACTTTTCAATAAAAGTAGTAAATGTTGAATAGTCTTCTCTTATAAATTCAGGCAAACTGTATTTTGCCATATTTTTATATGTCTTAACATATTCATCGGGAGAACCTAAGGCTATTCTAACTTCTGCGGTTGCTGTGGCACCTGTTCCCCCACCCCCTGTTATAGTAACAGTTGGTGCAGATTCATAACCTGAACCTGAATTTTGTATATTGATAGTTGTTATAATATTATTAACTAACGTAGCAGTTGCTGTTGCTTGAACAGCAGGAGATCCAGTGGGAGCAGAAATTGTTATGGTGGGTAGGCTAACATAACCAGTACCACCATTAGTTACGGTTATAGAAGAAACGTATTTAAAATAATCTGGTACTTTATGTGGCATTAGTAGCCCTGTTTATCAACAGATATTTTAATGATTACACCCTCTCTAGCACCGCTAGTTCCGTTTGCAGTGGTATTATCCAAATCTAAAATTGTATTTTTTGAGGGAGTAGCTGTAACTGCTGCAGTAGAAACACTGGCAGTTCTTGTCAAAATATTTGTAAGGATATCTTTTGATTCGTCATGTGGTCTAGTAGTGATTCTTAAAACAGTTTCATTATTATATAGAGCTGCAACACTCATATTTTGTATTGTCACTTTACCCGTGGTGTAATCTAAAGTTCCTACGTATGATACTATGTTACCTGGAACATCTCTAGCATATACTTTTCCAGTACCATTATATTCTGGACTAACAACACCGGCATCAGGAACATCTTCTAAACGAACCTTAGTTTTTGTACCATTTACATTAATGTCAAACCATGTAGAGTGCATTTCTCTAGGTTGTATTCTACTATTATATGTAAAGCTATAGTTTACATCTAAATTAAAATTAACAATTGCGACACGTTTTTGTAGATAAGGAACAACATTTACTGATATAATAGAGTCTGAAGAATTATTAATAATATTATGTAGTTTAGAATAGTAGAAATTTTTATTTAACTGTTTTAATTCAGTGGCAAAATAATCTTGAATTGCAGTATTAACAGAGCTAGATATTTGTGCAGATGAAAACTCTGTAAGATTTGGATTGTATGTGATACCCACTCTCATACCTATGTATGTATATTCAGGATCTACAAACACAGGTAACATAGAAATAGAACCCTTAGGATTTATAATGTTATTGACAATATTGTCTTTGTCTTGCTGTGTTACAGATTGACCTTCTTTAGGATCTAATGATATAAAAATTTTGCCATACATTGGAGGATCATTTTGTTCTCCACCCCATACTGAAACTGACTGTATAGTGTCAGTATAAGCATTAGTTATCAAAATTTTATAGTCGTTAGCAGTAACAGCTCTTTGTTGTGTGGTGTAACTTCTAGGAGCATTTAATCTGATACTATCAATAGATTCTTTAAATTGGCCGCCTGATGATTTTGAGGTGACAAGAGTAACAGGTTTTGTTTCACCTGAAGCAGTTAGTGTTGAGTTGATAATAAATGATGAAGCATTATTAGCATCTGGTCCTTCCGTGACAAGATAGTCCACAGTGACAAGATTACCCGCCGTGAGCTTTTTACTAGTAACATCATCTCCAAAATATATTTGATATTTACCATCAGGATTTTCTTCTAAATAATATACTTTAGAATCAGATTTAACATCCAACAAAGAGTTACTCAAAGTATAGGAATCTATGGTAGATGTATACGTAGTTTCTTTCACCCTGACTCTAATTGTAGAAGTATCGATGTCATCATTGGGCAATACTAGAGGCTCTAATTCTTTTCCTGCTAAAATTGCAAACTTGTTTGTAATTCTAGTGCCTTCTTTAATTACTAGATTGTTGAATGTGAACGTGCCGTCAGCTGCCGAAACAGTAACCGCGTCTGAAGGATAAAAGTTATATGTGTCTCCTTCAATATTAGCAACAAACGGTGTATCTCTTGAAAGAGTAAAAATTGGATTGCTAGCTAAATATGACGCAGGAGGAGTAATGACTAAATTCACCGTACATGAAGATGCTATCTTGGAACGAGGAGTGTATCCAAGAGATTTTGCTATTGATACTACTGAGCTTCTTTTAATAGCAGTGTCAATAAAAGATTCATTCGCCAGCATATGTGCCAACATACCATTGTAATGGGTATTGTATGCAAGAGCATCTAAAAGTACAGCAAGTGCTGAACCTTCAAAATCGTAATCACTAAACTCGGCCTGAGCTGATAAATACGTTTTTAAGTTTTCTTTTATATTGTCAAAATCTAATTCTGTGACATTTAGCTGTGCCATTTATCTTAACCTTTCTAGCTCTAGTGATAATCGGTCAGGTTTGTTTACGTTTGTAGAATGAAAATTAATTGACACCGTGTAGGCATTTTGTTCATAATTTGGGTCAACATCTAAACTATCAATTATTGCTCTAGGCTCATACGTTTGAATCAATGTTTGTAGCTGTTTAGATATGACGTTTGCCATCATAGGTGTCATATTCTCAAATAACAATCCTCTTAAATTTCCCCCTTTCGTGGGATAAAACGGTCTTTCATAAAAGTTAGTAAGAATCAAAATTTTAAGTGCTTGTTTGACTGCATTTAAATCTGTTTTCTTAGACACACCTGTTTTAGAATTTGCGGTAAAATCTAAATCAAGGTCTTTATAAACCTTGGCTATAAGTGTTTTTGGTTGTATGCTATCTTCTATGGCCATAATTGTATTTATATCCGTTAGTCACCACCGAACCTAGGTTTTACAACATTTATGTATTTTTCTCCCGCTTCACGTTTTGCTCGGGCTACGTCTACTGTAAATTTCGGTTTTGGTATCTCAGGAAAGGTTCCGCCTCTTAGTATGTTTACTGCATCAATCTCAGGGAATGTGGTTGGCAGTCCTCTGAATATAACATCTGCACCTTCTAATTCAAAGTTTGGTATTTTTTTACATATTGTATCTAGGTCCAAAGCCCCTTGTTGTAATAAAGAAGGGAGATTATTTAAATCAATGTCTCCAAAGTTTAGACTGCCATACTTTGTTTTTATGTTTTCCAAATCATTTTTTAAATCATCTGCTGCCAATTTAGTGGTCAATAGTTTAGACGCAAGTTTTGTTACATCTGCTTGCAAGCTAACAGGAATTTTAGGCAAATCAATTTCAGGTATCATGCCTTTTACAGCATCTTTTACTTGAGAAGTAGCATCATCAACTATGGATTTGATGCCACCTATAGCACCACTTTGAATACTGCTGACAAGGCTATCTATCTCATTGTTAAGCCCGTCTACTTTTCCTGCTAATTTTTTAAGTCCGTCTGCTGGTCCGCAACTCATTTAAATTCTCCTATGATGGTGCATCAGTATCTACGCCGCCGCCTGTGTCATTACCATCATTCTGTGCGTGAGTATGATTTACAAGGCTAACGTCACTGCCGCCACCCAACACATCTGTGCTTGCATCTAGTGTACCCGTAACATTTGTATTCTGCTGTATATTTGTAACAGAAGCGGCCAGCGTTTGAGAACCAGATGCCGTAAATGCTTGAGTGCTTTCTGTAGATTCGAGCGTCATCGACCCTTTTGATTTTATCAAACTTTCACCGCCTGCGGTTGCTGTCAATCCTTCTTCGGCCGCCATTGAAAGTTTAGCACCTGTGCCTAATGATAAGTTGTCAACAGAAACTATATTATATGCTTCTGAAACCACAGTAGTCATTGAAGAATTGTGTGACTCTACAACCTTACCTGTTACAGTAGTAGTTTTTGTTTTGCCAACAGTATGTGTTTGCGCACCTGTAATAGTTTCACTATCATCTTTAGACACACGAGCAGATCTATTGCCATTTATCTGTGTGGCTGAGTCTGTTAATATTTCTGTCAAATCATTACCACCAATTTTTGTGACACGGTTTTTATGTATTGTATTATACTGGTTGCCTTCTACTTCTGTATACATATCACCTTTAACATATAATTTAGCATTGCCTCCGATTGTAACATCACAACTTCCTGCAATGTATACCTTTCTATTTTGTAAAGTGATTTCATATTCATCACCTACAATCTTAGTTATCTTTTTACCGTCAGCTTGTATTTCTTCAAAGGTTCCTGAGTTATGATAGTTATGAATTCTGCCATTACCGGGTGTATCATCTATCTCAAAAACATGACCTGTCTCTGTTTCCAATACATTGTTGTACGGATAAACAGAGGTTGTGCCTTCTTCAAAAGTGGGGACATTTCCAGGATCAGCGTATGTCCCGTCTTTAGTTGACCCAAAACGTGGATGAGGTTCTGCCCACGTTTCTCTATCATAAGTGGCGCCTGATATATCTTCACTAACAGACTCTACATGAGGAGCTGTAGCTCTAGGAATTTCAGCAAAATTTTCTCTTGATTCTCTTTTGTTAGTAAGTGTGATATGCTCTTCTGCTTTTTTACCTCTAGCAAGTCTAGAGGTATCAGGCTCGTTTAATGTATTGCGACCTTCTTGTTCACCATTAAGAGGATACACATGAAAAGGATCGTTGAATCCTACTTCATCTCTTTCTTCTCTCTCAACAGGATACCCCATATACGAACCAATAATTATTGGTTGTTGCTCATCATCACCGTCTGCCCAAAAACCTACGACAGTGCTTCCTTCTAATAAAGAAGGATTTTGTCCTATACCAGACATACCAGGAGAGAATACGGGCATAACACAAGTAGCCCAAGGCAAATCTGCACTAGGTAAAAGCTGTTTGTTAGCCGTGTGATAACCCAACACTCTAACTCTATATCTACCTAGCTGTTCAGGATCGGCTCTATCTTCTACTATGCCTATCCACCATTTAATTTTAGGTGCTATCATTTCTACTTCCCAAATCTTTCAACAAACCATTTTTAATTATTTCCGCACGTATAACGTGCCTTTCACTTGAAATTGTATGATGTATTGCTGATATTAAATAATTTCCTGATATTAAAGGATCAAAGACATCATCTATATCTGTTTCATCACCCAACTTAGTTTTTGCTGCAGGATAATTTATACTTATCAACATACCCACTTCAATGTCTGTTCTACCGGGTATTGTAACTTCAAATTTAAACTGATTAAAAGAATTTAAATACATTCTTCTAAATAAAACTTTATCTGAATGATCTTCTGAGGTAAGTCCGTAACCATTATAAAGACCAGAATTATATGAAACAAATTGTGTTTCTTTTGATGGTTGAATAAAAACATCTCCTGGAATAGGATTGCCTGAATCTGTTTTAGTAAATGCGGACAAACCTGTTCTAGCATCAAATAAAACTTCTGATACTTTTTTACTAAAAATATCATAACCACGTACCACACTACCATAATATCCGCTGTCCTGACCATCTATAACATCTAAAACTTTTGGTATTGAAATTTCTTCTATTCTTGTCATAGCAGGTAGAAAGTTATTGCCGTATTTTTTAGGATTGAATCTAGGAACAGTATCAGGAACTAACTCATATACATATTCGTCAAATACACCTCTGTTCTCTCTTTGATCGTGTATCAATGCCTCTAAACTTGCAAAGTAAAATCCTTTGTTTGATTCATAAAACATCACCGTGCCCACGCTACCAGCATTACCTCTAACTCTTTTTCCTATAAAGGTTATATTTTTTAATGGGCTCCAATAACAAGATGTATATGTTATTTCACTGGCATGAGGAGTATCATATATTATCAAACCTGAAAGTCTATCATCATTCAGCGTTCTTTTTGATTGTATTTTTTCAAACATCTGAGTAGCTAATTTATCTGTAGTACCTGAGAATGTTTGAGATAATACTATACCGTTATCTATATATGCTTCTAATGACATAAAATTCAAAGCATAGAATTGTGACCTATCATTGTTTAACTTTCTATCTGTGATAGAATAAACTTGAAAAGTTTTTTCAATTAAATTTGCAGGATTATCATCGAGTGTAGGCGTTCTAAACTTCACATAAAGTAACTCAGTTCCAATCATAGGAAGTTCTGTTATTACATTTGCCGAATCACTAATTACAACATCACCATGTAGAGTAGGTGAGAACACATCCTCATAAAGATTAAACTCTATGAAAAAGTTTGAAATATCTAAAATGGTTTCGCCTGAAAGTAGAGAAATTTCCTCTACAATTACATCACCCGCAAATTGTAAACTTTCTTCTTCCATTATCTACCTGCTAGTGATTTATAGGCCTTTACGAAATCCTTTAGGTATTCACTTCTTAATACAAGTTTTACCCTTTTCTTTTCATTTAGTTCAAACTCATATTGATAATTAGATATTCCTTCTATACTGCTGTCATTAGGATCGTAATCAACAATGAGTTTTTTACCTGATGATTGCCTATAGTGGTGAATCAAACCTGTTGAGTTTGCTCCATATTTGTTAATACATAGCTGCTCCAATTCTCTATCAGGAATAGGCCATTCATCAAAAGGATCAATAATTTCATTTACTAGATACAAAACCCAATGGTATCTAG